ATAATGGCGATTACCCAAGCTGTGACGACCTCGTTTAAATCCGAGTTGTTACAAGGAATTCATAACTTTCACAATGGGTCTGGTGGCGGCACTACAACCACTACAGGAACAGGCAATACATTCAAGATTGCTTTGTTTACTAGCAGCGCAACAATGTCTGCATCTACTACGGCTTATGCGACGACTAACGAAGTCTCTGCTACAGGCACAGGTTATACCGCTGGTGGTAATACGTTAACTAACGTAGATCCGACTACATCAGGAACTACAGCACTTACAGATTTTTCAGATACTACTTGGTCTAGCAGCTCAATTACTGCAAGAGGGGCATTGATTTACAATTCCTCTACTACCGCAGGCTCAGCCAATAGGGCAGTAGTTGTACTGGATTTTGGCGCAGATAAGACATCTACAAGCGGTGACTTTACTGTTGCTTTCCCAACAGCAGATGCGAGTAACGCAATAATTAGGATTGCATAAGGTCTAATGTGGCAGATGTCAAAGTTGCATTTGATGGATGGAATTCCTCATCTCATGGATGGGGTGAGGGAACGTGGGGTAATGGGTCTGCTTTCCCAGCAAGTACAGCGTCTGTTGGATCTGTTTCAGTTAGCGCGGATGCGAATGTCACAGCAACAGGAAATTCGGCAACAGTCTCTGTCGGATCGGTATCTGTATCCGCTAGTGCGAGTGTGTCTGTATCTGGCAATGCTGCTACTGCAAGCGTTGGTTCGGTTAGTGTCACAGGTACGGCAAATGTATCGCCATCAGGTAACACAGCTACCGCATCGGTTGGATCGGTATCAGTCTCTGCCGATGCAAACGTATCGCCAAGTGGAAACTCATCTACAGTCAGTTTGGGATCGGTTACGGCTACTGGTACAGCAACGGTATCCCCGACAGGAAACTCTGCGACAGCATCTGTTGGCAGCGTTACACTTATTACAAGCAATACGATTACTGTCAGTGGTACAGAGCTTGTCGCGTTTACGGCAAGCGTTAGCATCAATGGTGACGCAATTGTTGGGGTATCGGGTAATTCGGTTACAGTATCGACAACTACACCGCTTATTTGGAGCTTGGTTGATGACAGCCAAACACCAAGCTGGTCGGGTGTTAGTGCAAGTCAAACACCAAATTGGACGGCTATTGACGATAGCCAAACACCTAATTGGAAAGAGGTAGCATAAATGGCAACTTACGTTAATGACCTACGTTTAAAAGAGATCGCCACTGGCGATGAATCGGGAACTTGGGGAACAAGTACAAATACTAATTTGGAGCTAATCGCTGAAAAGTTTGGGGCAGCAAGCGAGGCTCTTTCGGACGCTAGTACAGCAACCATAACAATGGCTGACGGTGCTAGTGATGCATTTCGCTCGATGGCCCTTACCCTCACAGGATCTCTCTCACAGGCTTGTACGGTCACGTTAGCTCCAAATACTCTTTCTAACGTATGGGTAGTACAAAACTCCGCTGGCGATACAGTTACATTAACCGCAGGAACAGGCGCAAATGTGGTCATACCAAACGGTGGCATCAGGATGGTGGCTACTGATGGTGCTGGTTCTGGCGCAGCGGTTACTGATGTACTCGACGTATTAGGCGGCACAGGCAACGTAGGGCTTGGTAGCGGTGCGTTTGGCACAGGGCTTACCACAGGTACAGATAACGTGGCGATAGGTGAGAACGCTGGTGATGCGCTTACAAGTGGCTCTGACAACACCTTGATTGGAGACAATGCGGGTGGAGCATTAACAACTGGTTTAAGAAATGTAGCCATTGGTTCGGCAGCTTTACTTGTTTCAACCACAGCCAACAACAATACAATGTTAGGTACAAATTCCGGTACAGCTATTACGTCTGGTGCTGCAAATGTGGGAGTTGGCAAAGATGCTTTATTATCACTCACAACTGGTGCTTCTAACACGGCGGTTGGAGCTGTTGCTTTAGATGCGGTAACTACTGGAGATTACAATACCGCTGTTGGTAGGGATGCTTTAGGTGCTAATACCACCGCATCAAACAACACAGCGGTTGGATATAATGCATTACTTTCTAACACCACAGGCACAGCGAATACTGCGGTCGGGTATAGGTCATTAGACGCAAACACTACCGCAAACGACAACACAGCAGTCGGCTCTTCTGCTTTAGGAGCCAACACTACAGGACACAGTAACACTGCGGTGGGTAAATCAGCGTTAGCAGCAGCAACAACAGCAAATAACAATACCGCTGTGGGTAACGATGCGCTTCTAAGCGTGACTACAGCAGCTTCTGTTACAGCGGTGGGCGTAAATGCAGGTGATGCTATAACTACTGGTTCTAGTAGTACTTTAATTGGCGTTAATGCCGGAGGCTCACTTACAACGGGTTCAAAAAATATTGCAATAGGGTCAGGCGCGTTAGCGACAGAAGATGAAAACTCGGAACTTGTCGCAATAGGTAATGGCGCGTTAGGTGTTAATAACGGTGGTTTAAGAAACACAGCTGTTGGTTATGAAGCATTAGACGAAAACACCACTGGTGATAACAATACAGCGGTGGGCCACTATGCACTTGAAGAAAACACCACAGCCGATAACAGTACGGCGGTAGGAAGAAATGCGTTAACAACCAACACAACGGGGGCATCTAACACAGCTGTTGGCGCTCTTGCTTTAGCTGCTAACACAACTGCGGATAACAATACAGCAGTTGGTTATAATTCATTAAATGCCAATACTACTGGTGCTGGAAACGTAGGAATCGGTCAAAACGCACTATCTAGCAACACAACGGCTTCGGATAATACGGCTGTCGGCACTAACGCTTTACAGGACGTTACTACTGGAGCAAACAACACTGCGGTGGGAACAAGTGCCTTAAAAGAAAATACAGGTGTTAGCAATACATCTGTTGGTCGTGGAGCTTTGCAAAACAATACTACTGGTGGCTATAACGTAGCTGTAGGCCACGATGCGCTTAACGACCAAACTACAGCGTCTAACAATGTTGCTATTGGGCGATTGGCAATGGCTTTAGCAACTACTGGAGGTGACAACACTGCCGTTGGAGAAGGTGCTTTATATAACGTCACTACTGGTACAGAAAATACTGGTATTGGAAAGGCTGCTTTAGACGCGCTGACAACAGGCAGCTATAACACGGGACTTGGAGTTCATGCTGGAACAGCACTTACAGGAACTAGAAATACTTTTATTGGACACGAAGCTGGCTATGCAGTTACTAGTGGTGATGACAATGTAGCGGTTGGAAAAAATACTTTACAAGGAACAAGCACTACAGATGATAATGTAGCTGTCGGATACGCTGCGTTGAACAGTCAAACTACTGGGTACTCTAACACTGCGGTTGGCATGAATGCATTCGCAAACTTAACAACAGGTTACCAAAATACTGCGGTTGGTCAGCAAGCTGGCGTGGCTTTGACAACAGGTCTTAGAAATACATTTATTGGCGAAGATTCTGGTTATGCACACACCACTGGAAGCGATAATACCTACGTTGGTAAAAACGCTGGGTCAGCTTCAACATCAGGAGCCTACAATGTAGCACTTGGAAAGGACTCACTAAAGGGATTAACGACAGGGGATTATAATGTCGCTATAGGTGGTGACACCCAGATGGCAACTCTTACTGGAAATAACAATACCGGATGCGGATATGGAACTTTACAGGTCGTAACGACTGGTTCCAACAACACAGCCGTGGGAGATCGCGCAGGTTTTGCAATAACAACTGGTTCTAACAACCTTGTTTTAGGTCACGATGCGGGACGCTCAGGAAGTCCGGGTGGAAACATTGCTGCTGGTAGCAACGAGCTGGCTTTAGGTGATGAAAATATTACTAATGCTTACATCCAAGTTGACTGGTCTGTTTCTTCAGATGAGAGAGACAAGACAGACTTTACAGCCCTAGACATTGGTTTAGACTTTGTAAAAGCTCTAGCACCTGTTACTTATAAATGGGATAAACGCTCTAAGTATATCAACAAGAATGATGAAGCGGTTGATTTAGACAAAGTTACTCATGACGGAACTCACAAAGAAGATTGGCTAGATATTGGGTTTAAGGCTCAAGAAGTTGAAAAGTTAGAAATAGCTGCTGGCTATAAGATTGCAGACAAAACTAATTTAACAACAAGTCTTAGTGGTGATGGAAAGCAGTATGGAATTCAATATTCTAAATTTGTTCCTATCTTAGTTAAAGCAATTCAAGAACTTTCGGCTGAAGTCGAGAAA